CCACAATTCTTCAAACCGCGCACGGTTCATTGTGCTCGTAAAATCAATACCTTCAAATAAACTGTCCACTTCTAAAGTCGCCTGTGTTGAAGACGAAAGGGTCTTCTTTAAATTCTCACAAGCTGATTTTAAACGGCTAACTGCTCGTTTGCTTATGCTTAAATCTTTTTTATGCTTGCGTTTGAAATCCTGAATAAAGTGTTGCACAAGACGCGTGTCAAAGTCTTCGCCCCCTAGCCGTGTATCGCCCGCCGTTGCCTTTACCTCAAATACACCGTCTTCAATACTTAAAAGAGTTACATCAAATGTGCCGCCGCCTAAATCATAAATTAATATGTGCTTTTCTTCACTGGACTTGGCTTGTTCAAGCCCATAAGCAATTGCAGCCGCTGTGGGCTCATTGATAATTCTTAATACGTTTAAACCCGCAATTGCTCCTGCGTCTTTGGTGGATTGACGCTGTGCATCATTGAAATATGCGGGCACTGTAATAACTGCACTATCTACTTTTGAACCTAAATATGCTTCCGCGGTTTCCTTCATTTTAATTAAAACCATTGAAGAAATCTCTTCTGGTTGAAAATCTTTTAGTTCGCCTTTATAGGTTGCTTGAATAATTGGTTTGTCGTTTTTATCAATTACTTTAAAAGGAAAATGCTTAATATCATCTTGGGTGCTTTTGTCGCTAAAAATGCGACCAATAAGACGTTTTGCGTCAAAAATGGTGTTTTCTGGATTTTGAGATGCCTGATTTTTGGCTGCATTTCCAATTAAACGTTCGCTATCTGTGAACGCAACATATGAAGGTGTTGTTCTTGAACCTTGATCATTGGCAATAATCTCGCATTGTCCGTCTTTCCATACTCCTACACACGAATATGTAGTTCCTAAATCAATACCAATAGCAACCATAACTCTATAAATGTTTTAAGTGTTATAGTTTTAAATATTTTTTATAAACATTATAATAATATTAAAGTAATTGTGGGGATTTATATTTGTCTTCAATTAAAAAAATAAGTAAGTTTATTAGTCTGATTATTAATATGTCAACCCTTTTATTTAATAGCTCTATATTGTTTGCCATTGTTTTATTCATAGCTTCAAAACTGTGAATATTTGAATTTGTTAATCTAATATTTGTTAAATCTGCGTTTTTTAAAATTATATTTTGTTGTGCTAACATTAATATATTAATAAAGTTACTTGTTAATGACATAATTAATAATGTATTATAAATTTAAATAGCAAAATATTTGAAATATAAATAGCAAAATATTTGAAATATAAATAGCAAATATTTGAAATATAAATAGCAAACTATTTGAAATATAAAAATTATATAAAATATAAAATATATAAAATATATAAAATATAAAATATAATATATTTTATATGCTTAGTGAAAGTAAATTTGAAGAAAAGATTGATATGTTAACAAAGCAAATTAGTGAATTAAAAGATAAAATCACTAAGTTAGAAAATATGTTGCTAGTTAAATACAATTACAATGACTATAACGACTATAATATATGCAATGATGTAATTATGGATAATGCAATTGATAGAAGCATAACTTTTTCTGAGCCACCGCCATTAGTAAGACAAAAAGCATTTAATAAATAGTTTTCTATATTCTAGAAGTAGAAGTAGAAGAAGTAGAAGTAGTACAAGCAGCTATACATTTTGCTCTATCAACAGCTGCAGTTTTGGTAGCATCTATTTGTGTTTTGGCATCTGCTATTTTTCCTGCTACATCTGCTCTTGTAGCAGCAATTGTAGCTTCTGTTTTTTGCTTTGCTCTAGATCCAAAGATATTGAAACTACCTGTTATTCCACTAACAAGAGAAGAAAACATATTAGTTCCAGTTCCACTTCCACCCATCATCATACGTTTAGTTGCATTTTTTCTGTAGTTTTTTCTGTATTTTTTTCTGTATGTTTTTTTGCTCCTTTTTCTTGTGTTATTTTTATTGTTTGCCATATATATATATATATATAATTTATTTTATATAATTATATAATAAAATAGCGTTTAATTATAGTTAATTGGAAAAAAAATAGAATGCTTTTTTAAATTTACTAAATTATGAATTATAAATTATAAACAAACAAGAAGAGGAATTTAACAAACTGCTAATTCATTAGCATTATACACAACGTTGTGTGTAATGTTTGATACTAATTGAGGCTTAATGCTTGCATCAGTTACAACAATTCTGCCACTAGCATAGCCTTGTGGAAAATTAGCCATCAAATTTTCAATAACTTTGGCTGTGCCATAATATGGATGACTTAATTTTGGATGATGAGTAAAATTATGTCCTAATGTAATACATTTTACTCCATTAATAAACATAATATGGTGATTTTCTAGAACAAGAGTTATCATGCTTGACGAGGTATAACTATAAGTACTAAAATATTCTCCCGGAAAGATCCATTCCTCTGCTTTTCCGTGTAGTCCATATTTAATAGGATGCCACGGTGTAATCAATACTCCATTTACATTAACGTAGTCCCTATATCCCGACACAATCATTGTTTCCACAACACACAAGACTTTAGCTCCAACAACCTTGTTATTATTATCAATTGACTTAATAATATCAAACTTTTGGACGTCTTTTAATAACTTTGAGGTTCCGTTAAACATAGTAATTGTGCAATACGCGTCTACGCAACCACCACGAGGGTCATTATATGCAGACATTGAAATAGGTGCTGATTGTGATCCTAAACTCCTATAGAACATATTTCCACTTGTTGGGTTATGAACAACTAATGAGGGTTTAGGCGGTTCAAGACTGTTGAAAATGTCGCTAGACTTGTCTACAAGTGCTTCGAAAATCGCTCCGCCAAACATACAGCCTTCATCCTTAAAATTGGGCTTGATTTGCTGATTAAGTGAGCGTGAAAGCTGGTCTAAATAAAACTCTCCCCAACGCTTAAAATATTTTTGGTCAATTGCTAGCTTAACTTGGCCAACATTTGCGAAGTCGCCTTTAATATTTTTGAGAAGACCATTTACAAATTCCGCGCTAGTTGCGCATTTATTTGCTTCTAATAGCTTAACTAATTCATCATAGCAAGCTTGTGTGCTTAAAACATTGCCAATCCGTGTACAATTAATCATTTTTCTAATATATTCTACACTAGTAGCCCTAAAGCTGTGGCTAATTAGTGCAGGATTATTTACGCAACGCGCAATAGTGGCACCATTTACGCTCGTAGTTGCTGAAGTATGCGCTTCATTTCCAATAGTATATGTGTAATAATAATCAAAGTCCATTTTATCTTCAACATTTAAAACAATAGCCCGCTCTTGTTGGAGTTGAACTGTTCCAATATCATAAACATATTTTTGATTAATCGGGTCGTAACTATAGGCGTAATCGCCGACTAATAAATTGCCGAATGTTGCGCTATTATGCTCCTTAGGAATAACGTGGAGCTGTAAGTTCATAACAACAGTGCACAAAATAGTCGCAATAAAGTTACAAAACACTGTTGCAATCATGTTGCCGTCTGGAATATGCGCGTTGCCACCATTGGAATATTTGGCAAGATCGTATAATAAAGTGGACTGTAAATTATAACCGAACCCAAATGTATAAATTGGGGACGTAAAATTCTTGGTTTTTCTTAGACGCTTGAGTGTTTCGACCTCTCCGTGGGCGGGTGAAACATTAGGAATACCATCTGTAAGCATTAAAATTGCGCTGTTTCTTGATTTGTCGTCGCGACCTTCTAAAATTTGCAGTGCTTTTTCAAGTGCGCCCCAAATGTTTGTTTGGCCGCCTGGTTTAATAGTATTAATAGAGGCCATAATTTGGACTTTGTTTGCGTCTGTTGCGCACATAAGAGGTGTTACGACATCAATAACATTGTCAAATTTAATAATGCAAATGCGGGACTGTGGGTCTAGTGTTTGGACAATTGTTTTTGCTGAATGATTAACAATGTCCTGAATTGATAGTCCATTTTCGAGATTTTGACCATTAACGTCTTTTGCTTCAACCGGCGAATGCATTGAACCGGAGCGGTCAATAACTAGCACAATATCTTGTGAAAGGTGGCCGTTGTATTCGCCATTTACATCGAAAGTTAGCAGCAATTTATTGCTAATTGTGCTGTTGCTAGTCATAGTGTGGTCTAAAGTGAGCTTGGTTTCTTTAATAGGAACAGGACTAGTAACAGGACTAGGCCTAGGACTAGCACCGATCCACGCATTGTAATTATCACACAAAAATCTGAGCGCAACATTTGTCTTTAAATCATTAATAGTCATATGCTGGCGGGTCATAGGTGACTCTTGTTTAATAGCTAAAGCACTCATAATAGCACTACGCTCATAAGTATGACCATCACATCCTTGAACCGGATCTCTCATAACACACTGCGTAATAGGGCACGTAATAGTTTCGAGAATAGCATTAGAGTTAAAGGCTTGCATAGTGTATAGTGTAATACTTAATTAGCTAATAACTTAAAATAGTAATCAATTTTTTTCTAGTATTTCTATTTTTTAAAAATTGAATAAAATAATGTTTTATTCTATTTTTAAAATTATTAACTTTACTAACTTTAAAATGGAAACGGAAACAGAGACTGAAACAACAATTGGTAATGGTAATGCTAACATTGAAAAAACGCAAGTTAAAGACGTTTATGAAGAAATAGCGGATCATTTTGATAATAGTCGACAATATAAATGGACTTGGGTAAATACATTTTTAAATGAATTGAGAAAAGACGCAACAGTATATGATATTGGCTGCGGAAATGGTCGCAATATGGCAAATAATAATGCAAAAAATCTTAATTTTATTGGAATTGATAACTGTGAAAACTTTGTTAAAATTTGTAAAGCTAAAAATTTAAATGTGCTTTGTGGAAACATGGTCGCAATTCCTTGTCCGAGTGCTAGTGCTGACGCATTAATGTGTATTGCTGTTTTTCATCATCTAGAAAGTAAAGAGCACAGGGTACAAGCCTTATTAGAAATGAAGAGATTATTAAAGCCTAATGGCAAAATCTTATTGTCTGTATGGTCAATTAATCAACCGCCAAAAACGCGACGCTGTTTTAATAATTATGGCAATAATATTGTATTATGGAATAAATTTGGAAAGATTTATGAACGATTTTATTACATTTATAAGCTTGATGAATTAAAGCAATTATTTAATTTATGCGGATTAACCATATCAAATTATGACTATGATTGTGGTAATGAAATTTTTACGTTAGTTAAAAGTTAGTATTATTTACTTATGACTTATTTACTTACAAAAGCCATATGAATAAATAATGACAGCGACAATTCCTAGTATAAAACCCAAATGAAATTTAAACTGCATTTTTTTATAAATGTTTAGCCAACCTTGTATTTGTGTTTTGTCATTTAAATGTAGCAACATATAGTCGGTTTTAGGATATAATATATAAAATAAGTAGTTAGTAACAAAAGTAATACTAGCAATCATACAAATTTTAGGTAGCGCAGATGATTTGCTGTTTTTTGAAAACAATAATTTGTTTCCAAAATACACAGCTATAAAAGATAGCACAATTCCTAAAAGAAAACCGCCATAGTATATTTTCTTACGTTCTTGAATTAACTTTTCATATAATACTTGTTGCTCCTTTGTTAATGTATTTTTAAATTCTTGTTTATGATTGTCATTAGAGCATGAAAACATAGTATAAATATTGGCAATTAGAAAAACCGACGCAAACATACAAGACCCATAGCACACCATTTATATTATATTATAATATTAACTTGTTAAAATATTATAATATTAACTTGTTAAAATATTATATATTTTTTGATATATAATATATAATATATGGATTTAAATATTGAAAATTATAGCATCGAAGAAATATTAAACATATTGCATATTCACGTTAAATCTCTCGAAAATGCTGAATTAAATCAGGAATTTTTATATACTAAATTGCAAAATAAAATAGCTAAGTTGCAAAATAGCGAAAATAGCGAAAACAGCGAAATAAGCGAAAACAAGGCACAGCTTGTGGATTTTTTTTATCAATGTTTCATTAAAGTCAATAAATTGCTAGAAGAAAAACAGAAAAATATGCTCATTGTTCAAGACGACCATAACATTATTAAGCACGCTGAATCTAAAAAAGAAGAAATTTTTCAAGTAAATGTTAAAAGCGGATTAATAAACCCTTTAACGATTAAAACACTGAAAAAGGTTTTAAATATTGACACGCGTTTTAGAGACAATTATGAGAACTCTAGTTCAACCGATTTTGTAATAAATCTCCCGACCGCTTTTAAGAAAGTCCTCTCACTGCAAGTAATAAATTATCAACTTCCGTATACTATTTATTGCATATCGAAAAAAACAGGGTCACATTCATTTTATGTAAATACTAGCTTAATAGAAATAAATGATGGTGCTTATAATGAAAACTCATTGGTTATAGAAATAAATAGCAAATTACCACATAATATAGAGTTAGAATATAATTCGCTAAGTGGCAAATTTACTTTTACAAGCAAAAATAACCACGTGTTTAGTTTAAATTTCGATTATATTGAAAATGCAACTATGAATTATAATATAGCAACAAATATTGATAAAAATCAATTGACACTAGGCTGGATAATGGGGTTTAGAAATAATAGAATAATTAAAAATGGAAAACAAATTACTATAAAATATGAGGGCTCTAAAAGTTATGTATCAGAATATTGTTATGATGGTGGCCTAAGTAATAAATATTATTTGCTATCAGTAAATGATTATCAAAACAATCACAACAATGTTTTTGTATCGGCGTTTAAATATCAAACCTTAACAGATAATAATATATTATGTAAAATGACGAATTCTAAGGAAGACGGAACAAAACGGCTATTGTATCCAAAAAGAATATATTTTGGTCCCACAAATATTAATAAACTGCATATAAAAATTTATGATGAATATGGTAGAATATTAGATGTAAATAATGGCGATTTAACTATTGAAATAGAATGTGAAGTTTTATACGATTTATAACTTTTTGTGGTATAACTTTACTTGCTAACTAGCTTAGTTGCTTGTATAACTAGTTCTAAGTCAAATGTAAATTCTTCTTGTATAGACTGAACTAATAGTCCATAATTATCGATGATTTTAATATTGAAACTAGACATATTTATTGGACCGCTATATTGCCTAACATTATTTTTATTGTCATTATTGTCTAGGGTTTCATATATATAATTGTTTGTGATTATTGTCTTTTTATGTGTATTTATTTTGGCTAATATTTTATCACTTGAGAGATTATTGTTTAAAAATAGCTGATGTGTTTCAACAATTGCGTTTTGATTTTCATCGAAGCAAAAATAGATTGGACTGCTTAGTGTATTATATGTTTTAGGTCCTGTTATACTATTTGATGTATTATAAATAGCATTATTGAAACCTAAAATAGTAGCTAGTGAATAGGGTGGAACATAATTTGTTAAAAAATCTATTTCATAATAGTTAAATGTATTATTAATGCTATTGTCGGTTATATAATTTTTGCTTAAATCAAAGTGGCATATTTGAGAATTTTTATTGATTGAAAAAGTTAGTGAGTTAATAAATTTTGTGTTGCTAGCATCTAGTGATCCTCCTGAAATAGTAATGCTAGTATTTTTAAATTTATTATTTAAAAAAGTCTCCATTTCTGTTGGGTCTTCATAATATCCGTTATCTATTATTATTGAATATGAAAAATCGAGTTTTTTTGCGCTATCATATTTTTTAACTATAAAGCTATTATTTGATTTTGTGCTATGTATTAAAAATGGTTTTCTAATATTTAATGAAGTTAATTTGCATTGAATTACATTATTTATTGTATTATTTAACATAATTTTACAATCAGTTGACAATGCATTAGTAATAAATTTATTAATTCTATAAGTTGTATTGAAGTATAAATTTTTATATATGTGATAAGTTTCTATGTGATCGCTATTAATTATTGGATTTATTGTTGGATTTGTTGTTGTTGGATTTGTTGTTGTTGGATTTGTTGTTGTTGGATTTGTTGTTGGATTTGTTGTTGTTGAATTAGAATTAGGATTTGAATAGTTTACATATGTTTCTATTACATTAACATCATAATCATCTTCGTCGTCTGTGTCGTCTGTGTCGTCTTCTTGTTGTTTGTCTTCTGTAATACTATTATTAGTAAAGTGTTCTTTAATAGCTGGCTCAATATTAGCATTAGCATTAGAGTGTAAATAATCATCTAAATTAGCGTCTGCAACTGTTAAATAGTTTAACAATTTATTTTGTGCTTGCAGAAAAAAAGCTTTAATAGGTTCATTATTCTTAAAAACATTATTATTTAAATCGTGAACTTTTAGTAATATATGTTCTCGTGATAACTCGTCTAATTCGAGTAAATTATATAGTTCATTAATAGTATAATCTTCAATAGATGTATTAAAATCTTCATATGAATTGTTAGATGACATTATTTATTTATTTATAAATAAACTATATTAGTTTAATTAAGTATTTTTATATTTTTAATAGTTACAAATCTATTTTTGTACATAGTTATTAAAAATTTGACAAAATCAAATTCTTCATTATTTACTACTTTTTTGGGTAATTTTTGAATACCCTGTCCTCGTTTGCAGTGGTATGCTGATTTAAATAAATAGTCTTCTAGTAATGTTATTACTTCATTTTCGTAACTAGTAAAGTTTTTTCTATCAATTCTATAATTTGATTTGTATATATACCGATTATAGTTATTGTCTGTATAAATTTTATAGTGTTTTCTGTTTTCTCTTGCTAGATTATTTTTAATTATACCTATTCCTTCTATACTATTATTAGTATTATTCATTTCTAATACTAATAATCGAGAGTCGGGATCTAGCGACCCACTAATTTTTACAGGTGTTCCATAAATACACCCTAATGAGTTATTATTCTTTGTAATCCAAGCTCTATTTTCGTTAAATGTTGACACGCTAAATCGTGTTACACATATTTCCATTTCCATTAATTATTAGTTATTTATTTATTTGTAAAGTCTTATAAATAAATAAAAATTGCATTAATTTATCAATTTTTGTTTTTTTTGTTTTTTTGTTTACGCTCTTTACGCTCTTATTGTTGTTGTTTTAAATAATAGCAAGCTATAGTAACATTGGTTTCTGACGTTTCAATATTTTTTTTAATAATGTTAATTTTTTCATCATCGGAATAATCTTGTATTAAATCATTGTTTATTGAATATAAAAATTTATAGTTACTTATGGTTTCATAAAGTTCGCAATAACCTTCAATATTTTTTGGATTAGTGCTATTTATTATTATATAGCCATCGACTAATGAAATATTTAAATTTATGCTATTATTAACTAACGGGATGGTAAATTGTTGCATATTTTTTTCTTGAATTGTTATTATTTCAGTAGTTATTTTTATAATATTTAGCTCACGTTCTTGAAAGAGATCTAATAATATATTTTCAATCATTGCTGAATTATATTCTTCACCACATAGTGTTTTCATATGTTCTCTTAGTTGTGATTTAATGCTTTTTGAATTATTGGAATAATATTCTTCTATAATACTTATTAATGTAGAACGTTGTAGCGTTAATAATTTGTGTGATTGTAAATATTTTTTATATTCATCTTCTATAATATTAAATACATAAGATTTTATACTTTCTAAAATATTTAATTTTGACATTAGTTATATTAATTATATTATAATGTATTAAATATTTAATTCATTATTTAATTCATTATATTTAATTCATTATATTAAATTTAATATATAAAATTTAAAAGTAAATATATATAAATTCTTAAATATATAAAAATGAATGCACTATTTAAAGTATATAATAAATTATGTGTGCTATTTTGTAAGATTAAGTATATAATTTATTTTAATATATTTTTAAATGTATTGCTTATAAATTATTTGTATTATAAAGTTTGGAATGTTTTAAATAATAACCTAGCACTAGCATTAAATTATACTATTAAACTAAATGGATGTGTTATAATCAAATTGATACAGTGGCTTAACACTAATTTAGAATTATTGCTCATTAATTCGCATAATTATGATTTTTTATCTAAATTGTTTTCACGCTATTACGAGGATTGTCCTATTCATCAATTAAAATATACTAAAGACTTGTTTTTGAAGGAGTTTGGTGTTGAATTTGATGATTATTTTGAACTAGATACTAGTTTTTCAATAAAATCTGGGTCAGTTGCGCAAGTATATAAAGGTTTGATTAAAGCGAATGCGAATGCTAATGCGAATGCTAATAACGTTGCTATTAAAGTTGTTCATCCTGAAATAGAGTATCAATTAATATGTCCAGTATATTTTGTAAAAATATACACATACTTGGTAACAACCTTTAAATGCTTTTATAAATATGATATTATTCTAGATTTAAATGCGTTTTTTTGTAATTTAAAAAAGCAAATAAATATGGAAAACGAGTATAAAAATAACGAATATTTTTATAATACTTATTGCAATAATAATATTATACTTATTCCAAAACCTTTAATGAAAAGTAAAAATTTTTTAGTAATGGAATTTGTTGAAGGCGAACAATTTGAAAAAATAGATGTTAGCGATTATAAAAAACAAATTCTTATTTCATTTATGAGTATATTTATGAAAGATACTTTTATAAATGGTAAATATGTCCACTGTGATTTACACCAAGCAAATTGGAAGATTTATAAAGAAATAAGTAAAAATGAAAGTAAAGATGATGATACAGATTTTAATTATAAAATTATTATTTATGATTTTGGTTATGTAGTAGAAAATACAATAAGTGACACTTTGAAAAATATATGTTATTGTTTAGATACTAATAATATACAGGGATTAGGAAATTTATTATTTGATAATATAAAAAATATAAACAATGACATTAGCAATATTAGCTTTAAGGAAGATTTTATAGCAAGATATAAAAAGCATAATGTAATGGCTTATCCGTATTCAGATAATATAATAACAACATCTATTAATTTTTGCTATATTAATGGATATAAATTAAATAATGATTTATTGGATTTTTTTGTTTCTGTAATATTGCTTAATAAGCATTTTAATAAATATTTATTTTTAAATTATGACGAAACTTGCTTTGACGAGGATGTGTATTGCAAATATGTTTATGATACAAATATGTTTTATATGAGTATATGTGAAAAATATGATGTGTTTTCCAGTGTAAAAGAATTTATATATGCTACGTATATAAATAATCCATATTTCTCAAAAAGAATAAAATATACAAACACTTATTTTAATAGTTTAAAAAACACTAGTGTTACTAGTTCTCTAAATCATAATGCTATTGACATTTAAGGTCATTGGCCTATTGGCATTT